ATCAAAAACGCAGTAAATGAGTACCTTGAAAAGAATCCAGTCAAACCCGGAGCCACCACAGAACAGGCGCAGCAGATTGAGCAGAATAAGACGGATATTGGTTCACTAAAGGAAGATATAGGTGAGATTTCTAAAAAGCAAGGGTATCTAAGCAGTTATGTCACGGACAGTACTATAAAAATTGATAATGAAATTTATGATGTCACGACTATTATAGATGAACTGTTAAAAAAGGATGTAAAAAAAATAGTAGTAGATGTTGATTGCTATGTTCAGAAATCAATTATTCCGAATAATGGAATAGAAATAGTCGGAAATGGTAAAAGCGTTATTTATTTTGAATCTGGAGATGGATTTAATTTTACAGAGGGTAGCAGCAACACATCCATACATGATTTAATAATAAAGGGATATAACATACAAGATGATGTAAATATTAAAGATAACTGGCTCATCAACATATCAAGTGATTTACATAATGTCAAATTGTACAACTTGGATATAGAGAGCGGTTATAACGGTATAAAGATAAATGGATGGATAAATAATTATCAAAATATAATTGTTAGTTTTTTTAAAGGAATTGGCGTTTATATTGGAAGAAGTGACAACACTTTTAACACTTTTTATATAAACGGTTGCCGAAAAGAGGGCTTATATATTTCATCCAGTAATAACAGAATTGATAATATAAAGATATTATCATGCGGGGAAAATTCTGATTCTTCTTGTTTTTTTAAAGGTAATAGGAATACTATATCGAATGTAGAGATTCAAGATATATATAACAAATGTGCGATATTCAAGGATTTTAATAATAATATATTAAACATTAACTTAGATGGGATAAGAACACACATTACGGACGACGCATCAATCGTACTTGCTGAATTTGTAAATTGTAGCAGAAATGTTATCAATTTAATTTCATCAAAGTATGGTTCTAGCGTTAATGACTCGTCCAAGGACGATATTATAAGTTTAAATAGCAATTGTAATACCAATTCATTGATATTATCATCATTGAAAGTCGCATTGCAGGATGGTGGAGTGAAAAATAACATAACGGTGTTAAAAGACGATATTGTTAGTTACAATATTGATAAAATTTTGACTCTGGAAGAAACATACAGTGCAAAAAAACCGACAAAGATTTATTATACTAAGTGCACTAATGTATCTAATGAATATAGCGATGCTATGTACGCTTTTAAAAATAGTGGAGATGTTACATACAGCGGGATTAGGTTCACGTTAAAAGAAAAACAGAAACTTTTTTGTGTGGTGGTCTTATCTTCAAACACCGCCTATACTGAGCAAACAAAAACAACTCTTATATTAACTGATCAACAAGACAGTATAAATAGTACTAAAAGTATCGGAAATCTTGAAAATAACCAAGTTCTTACTTTAATAGGGGCTGATGATGCATCACTTTTTTCATGGGCCGTATTAAATAACACGATGAATTCAAGCACGATAACGAAAATTAAGTATATAGGTTTTTTTGATTTTAAGAATTATTCTGCCATAATGTCTGATATTATTAATTAGTGAATAGTAACTAAAGAGGGCGGTACTGGTGATAGCAATAGATATGAGGAAATCCCTGTATTTACACAATGTCATTAACTTTGGAAATATTGCTCATTGGAGACATAATTATCATGGGCACTGATAATGTATTTAGAAAGCTGTCATTTAATGAAGGCGGTACTATCTCATGGACAGATGTGTCAGCAGATTATGCTGATTATATCAATTAAAACAAGGAAAAGTATATGGATGAAAATATAGATAATGCTTTTGGAAAAAACGTAAAATTCAAAGGTGACGCCTTCGGCGTTAAGGATTCGTTTAATACAGATAAGGATTTTTTAAAAAAAACAGTTACAAAAGAAACGAACTGCGTAGGTGAGCTAATCATTGATATTACTGATAAAAAAGCTAAAATGCAGTAATTTTTTAAGAACTAGTTAACTAAATCAGAAGCATTTCAGTATTACTAATATATACTAAGATATACCAGTAATACCGAAACAAACAGGAATCAATCATGTTTCTCAAACCA